AACTTGAATAAGTTTTTCTGGGGGAAGAAGTGGATCTCTAACAACACGAAATACTGGTCTAAACGATGCGTTTACTCCAGTTTCAGATAAAATAGTAATTGATGGATAAACGTCAAATCCAATACCAGGATTTAGTACATTAACAGAATTAATTCTACCAAAGGAATCACAATTGTAAGAAAGTTCTGCTCCATTGCTTGGAACAATTGTTATTTGATCCTCTCCACATCTATAATTAATACCGGGATCTTCTACAATAATATCATCTAAAACAAGCGTAACTGGATATCCAGGACCAAGAGGTTGAGGAGGAAGATATCCATTACCAGGATCATTTACAACAACTTTTTCAACTACACCCTTACCTCCTATCTTTTTAGCACAAGGAGGAGGAATCAATATTGCGGAAACAGCCATTGGATTAACTGTCCAAGGAGTTTTATTTGTTTGTTCAAGAAAAATATCTTTACTAATATAAAGTGCAACTCCTCTGGGGTTATCTTCATTACTACCACTTGGGTTTTTTACATTTTCAAGTTGAATTGAAATATCATATTTTCCAGAGGTTGCATTAAAAGTATATTGAACTTTATTTCCCACAAAATCAGATGTAGTATAAATTTCTTTCCCACCTATAGTTAATTTTGCTATATTATCTGCTTGAAAATTAAATTTATACGTACCATCTTCAGGGAAATTTACATTTTTCCAATTTAATGTTACTGTTCCAACTTCATTTACTGGAGTTGGAGAAACTGAAAAATCATTCATAAATGTACTCCACCTTTTATCAACATATCCAGTTAAAGGAGGTCCACTATAAGTAACACCATTTTTAGAAGAACTCTGAGATGTTGGAGGTGCAGCAGAAGATCCTTGTTTTACACCACTAATAGTAATCTGTATATTTTTATCATCACCATCAGCGTCTCTAAGTGATAATGTATTAGAACTTCCTGTAATTGGTATAGGACCTCTCGCCGCAGGATCAGCGCCTATAATTTCAATAGGTCCATATGTCTTACCTCCAGTAAAAGTTCCAGATTCTTTTATAGTTTCTTCTGTTGGGGCGCTTAATCCCAAAACTCCACCTAAACCATATTCAGTTCTTTGAAATTTAACTTTACCAGAATCTGAAGGTATTATAACCTCTTTAGCAGCCAATCCGGCAATATAAGTAGCATCATTAATATCCATCACGAAAGACACTTCTCCGGATCCAGTTCCGTCAACCTGAAGATAATAACTAGATCCTTTTTGAATAAACTTTGCACTTATACTTGATGGGGAGGAAGAAGGAGAAGATCTCCAATCTTGAGTACTAAAAATTTTAGTATCTATTATAGTAATACCTTCTACCAATTCATTAGAAACTTCAACGGTAATTATATGTCTACCTTTTGTAAGGTATTTTTTTGTTATTTTTGGATTATTTACGCTAGATGAATCAAGTTTTGATACTTCCTGCCCATCTATAAGTAGTCTTCCATTATTATCTCTTGTACCTTTGACTCCATAATATCCAGCATAAGGAAGATCGATTTCCCAAGAATTAGAAAATGTCGTTCCAGAACTATCACTTCCAGGAGTATTTAAAGGAAGAACAGGTGATATTGCATACCTATTCATAAATTTACTCCAAACACTGGTTTGACTTTCAGATGAATTTGAAGATGTCGAAAATGTTTGTAATAATGACAATGCATTGTCATTAAGTGGCAATCCTTGTCTTTGCGCTTCTTCTTGAATTTGTGTAGCGGTTAATCCATCAGCAAGTGCGTTGTTAATTGCTGTAGCCCCCAATATATCTGGATTTGTATCATTTGGACCTTGTACAAATTTATATTGAGGATATATAACGGGATACCATTTTTGGGTAGATGTAGGAAATCTGGTAGTCCAAATTGGATTTGGTGGACATTTACCTTCTTGCTCTGGTAGTTTTTCCTGAGGAACAGGCGGAATAGGTGCCTCAATGAGCATTGAAACTCCCATAGGATTTTCATTCCAAGATTTTGGAGAAATAATCTTTTCCCCAGTTGTAGTTGTAGTTGTTGAAGATGAAGAGGAATTAATAACAGTAATCTCAATATTTTTATCATCACCATCAGCATCTCTAAGTGCTAACTTATTAGAACTTCCAGAAATTGGTAGTGGACCTTTTGCCGCAGGATTTGCGCCTAAGATTTGAATAGGTCCATATGTCTTACCTCCAGTAAAAGTTCCAGATCCCTTATCACTATCTTTCTCTTTTGAAGGATCTCTTTTTAATGAAATATTTCCACCATCTGATGGAATAACAACTTCTTTAGCTGCAAGTCCAGCAATATTAGGATTATCATCAACATCCATAGAAAATGATACTGTCCCACTTCCAGTTCCATCAACTTGGAGATAATATCCAGATCCTTTTTGAATAAACTTTGCACTTACATTTGAAGTTTTTGGTGCATTTTCTTCTACTGGAGAATTTAATAAATCAACTCTAATGATATGATTTCCTTCTTGAATTGTTTTCTGAAGGGGAGAGGGGTTATCTTTAAATGATTTTAAATTTCCAACTAAATTATCATCAATATAAACTTTAGCGGTATTGTCGCATACTCCTCTAAAAATATATTCTCCACTTATTGGAAATTGGTACTCCCATTCAATCTTAAATGTTTTTCCTGCTTCATCAGTACCCGTAGTATCAGATGGTTTAACTGGAGATACTGCATACAAATTCATAAATTCTCCCCATCTAGAATCAGTTACTGAATATGAATTTTGTGTAGCATATTCTTGCCCCAACACAGTAATTCTATCTGGTTGCCCCTTTCTTGTAGTCCAGAAAGGTTTTTCTAGTGCCTTTTGAAATTTTTCTATTTCCCTTCTAATTGGATCTTCACCTATTTTTGTATAAAGATCTGGTTCCCAGGGACCTAAATCTTGACCCCCTTCTCCATACTTACGTCCATAACCAACATCAGTGTCTTCGCATAATTCATATTCTTCAAAATCTTCTTCACCTTCATAAACTTCTGTTTCATCTGCAGTTTCTCCTAATACTGCATTAAGGACTGCACCATTACCAAATTGACAATCATCTTTTGCAGCGACTATAGGAGGATATTGATATCCATTACCACCAGTTACAATATCAACAGCGAGCAAAGAACCATCCTTACCAACTACAGGATTGCCGGTAGCACCTACTCCACCTCCGCCAAAAAATTGAATCCTTGGAGGTCCACATTCTTTATACTGTTGTATTCCACCACACTCATCACTTTTCTTTGGAGAAAGATCCTGAGGTGTTAAGTTATTAACTTCGTTAATATTCAAATACTGAAGATTATTGTCACCATCCTTAAAAATAAAAGTTGTCCCTGGATTATCTTTAACATAATCATTTGCCTGACATATAGTGACTCCATCAACATACCCCAAAGTCGGATCTATGTATCCGACTTTAATATCATCAGTAGTTGGAGTACCAAATAAATTAAAAGACATATCCTACTTTTTATTACTGATATTTATTAGTAAAGTGTAACCTGTCCACTTTCAACTGCTTGAACTGCTTCTTGTCTAGTTCCAAAATCAATATCAGGTTGATTCTGACTTGGTTGAGCAAATGGAGTTTGAGTTGTAGCAGGTGCTGTAGTTGGTTGTTGCGCTGCTTTATCAACTTCTGCAGGTCTTGGTTGCTGAGGTTCTTCAGCAGCACCGCTACCATTTTGTAATGTATAATAATCAGATGCAGGACAATTGGGTTTTAAATCACATCCAAAAATATTTAACGTAATATTTTCAAAACTTAATGCAGAAGTTATACTTCCACTAATTCCTCCAATTAAGTCTTTTGTCTCTGTAATAGATCCTATTTCAGAAAGAGTATCATTTAAAAAATTATTTACATTATCCAAAACACTATTAACTGTAGTAGTCATTTCATCCATATTGAGAGAAATAAGATCACCAGTTAATTTTTCAACAGAACATATTGGAGTAATTGGAGTTTGTGGTATTTCATTTCCCTGAGGAGTTGTCTTTTTAGGAGGTAATTCCTTTTTAAGTTGTTGATCTAATAATCCCTGTACTTGTTCTCCTAATCCATTTACAATTTTACCAAATAAACAAGATATTAATTCAGTAATTTTTGTTTTAATATCAAAATACCTTTGCCTCATATTTGGAGGCATAAGTTCTACCGTTTTTGCCAGTCCTTTATTAATTTGCTTTAAAGTATACTCCATAATTTTATCAAAAACAACTTTCATATACTTAGCAATAACACCAGAAAACTTAGAAATTAAAGTCTGAACATCAGGAAGATTACTTGAAACTGCATCAACATAACTTTCAGCAGCATTTAAAACTTTATCAATATCTTTTGTTAAATTTTCTAATTCAGTTTGAATCGCTTTTAATGCCGATTTTGGAACATCGCAAGGAGACATTAAGACAGTTTTTCTTTGATAATAATCATTTCTTGTTACATCTGCTTTTGATTGTTCGTGAACTGCATCAACATTTTCTTTTGTTGCCCCAGGTTGAGATGGAGAAGTTGGAGAATTTGCTTCCTTACATCTTGCCGAGATACCAGAAGAAACTGCTTGTTGAACAAAATTATCTTTTTCAGTCCCAGTTAATCCTCTTGCCTCTGCTTCAGCAAGAGCACTTTGTTGGTCTTGAAATTGAGTTGAAGTTAAAGATTTATCTGCTCTTAATCCAAACTCATTTGTCGCTACTCCAGGTGGTGGAGGAGCACATTCCTCAGATTGTTCTTTGGACTTTGGTTTATTAATTACAAGTCCATCATCAGGAACCTTTGCATTTGGATCCTTATTTCCATCTGCAGGAGTTGCATATCCACTTGTTGCAAGACTTCCTGGTTGAGTATTTGTTACACGACTATCGCCAATTTTTGTCGAAAGTTCTGTTTGGGCATTATTCCCAAGAACTCCCATAATCACAGGAACTTGTTGTTCCTGCCCATCAAGGAAGAAACCAAAGACAAACATTCCTTGCCTTAGGTTCGGAGTTGCACCTGCATTTGTTTGACCACCGCCAGCGGTCACAGGATACATCAACTGAGCCCAAGGAAGTTGATCTGAAGGTACTTCAGTTTCTCCCTGATCGTGAAGACCTATGATGCGAACTTTATAACGACGACCCCAACCAGGAACTTGATCCTTACTTTCAAATTTTCCGGCGAGCATATTATCTCGCCAAGTTGAATCACTGGCGATTTGTCCAATCCACCAGTTAAAACTTGCACCAAGAAAACCAGAATTAAATAAAGTACCTTCAGTCATTAATCGTCATACATCCTACATTCGAGTGCATTTGGATTATCATTACAATATAATTCCAAAGAAGTAGGATCGTGATGATCCTCTGGATGTGTTTCTACCCATCTTTCAAGTGCTTCCAATTCTTCTTGCGTATGTCTTCTTGCCTGGGAAGATACCAATGGATCATCAAGAATTTTTTTGTCGTGATCAATATGCTGTTCTACGCTGTCCATAGTTAGCGTTATTATTTGATAATACTATTTAACAACTTTATATTGCATTATAATTTGGAGTTCCTTTTTTGCCCAGAGAATCCCTGACTAATGTTAATTTAGTATATCCACCATTAGATAAACTTATATAATGACATAACTCCGCAATCGTATAAAATCCACCAAACTTTTCATTAAAATCTTGAGTATCTTTATTTGATAGTTCTGGAGAATCTACAAAAATCAAATCTCCTGCGTGCAAACTAAAGTCTGCGGTAATAGTAATAGTAACCTGAGTTGAGAAGAATTGATTATATCTCATTACAGATTGGTTTAAAATATTTTTAGGATCAAAATTTTCTTCTTTTGATTTTTGAATTTGTTGTTGAGAATCTCCAGTAGGTAATGACCCTTTATCAATCAACATATATTGAGTTCTAGAAAAATCTTTATTTGCTTCTGTTCGATTAAACTCTTTATTGTATTTTGGAAGTTCTTTT